GATTCCATTTACTATTAAAAAGAGTACATAATTAATTTTTTTGATGGATTTTTATAAAAGTTAATAATTTAATATTTTTTAAAGATTATGTACTCTTTTTTATATAAATATATAATAGCTATAAAATAATATGAAAAAACAAGTAAGTAAGTTAAAATATATAACCTTGTTTCCTTATCAATATATACCTGTATACATAAGAAATGATAAAGATTTTTATAATAATATTATAAATTTTGCTAAAACCTACACCTGTCTCTCTTGATAATTTCGCCAGGCAGAGGTATATAGTTATTATTACTAATATCTACGTCTTCTGGTATATTTTCTCTTAATAATTTTTTATACAATATGCTCTCTATTTCTTTATTAGCATATTCGTCGCTAACTTCAAAAGTATTATCGCTACTATTTTGAAAATCAGTTTCAACGCTTCCATATTTCATTGGCACATATTGATTAAAATCATTTTTATTCATTATATCATATCCTTTAAATGGGTGTAATATAATATTGTCTTCTGAAATTACACCAATAATTTTAGAGAATATTATATTTATAATATAATTATTAGAAATTGCCAAGATTTTAACATGCTTACCTTGAAATTTTCCAGGCCTGTATAATATTAGGTCAATATCAAACATATAATAATCAGTCTTATCTTGATTTATTCTATAACGCAATAAAATATCATGAACTATTTGTATTTTAATTTGTTCGTCGTATCCTGGCAAATTCATAGTACCATCATTTATTTTTGTTGTAATAAAGTCTATAATATTATTATAATATTCTAATATTAGTTTCTCTGTTTCATCGTCGCGAATTGTTTTAGGATTTATCCAATCGCCCCATTTATTGCCTTCTACTGCTATTATAATCTCATCACAATTATTTTTAAATAATAATCTTAATTTTTCATTATAAGTATTATTATCATATTCATAATAATATACATTTTCAGCCTCTTGTTTAATATTAATATCATAAGGAATACTAGAATTAATTAAATGCCGATTCCATGGCAATTCCCCCGTATTATTATACATAATTCTGGCATTTGATGGTTTGTATTTAAAAATATTTTCATATCTAGTTTTATTATCGCTCATATTAAAATTTTCAATAACATCTTCCTTAATATTTTTGTCAATAATATAATTATACATTATAAATACATATAATATAATGACTAAAATTATTGATATTAAATTAAATGAATATACGACATATTTATTATTCATGATTTATGAGCCTCTATAATCTAATAAGGAAATTATTGTGTTTAATTTATTATTTTTTCTATCGTTAAAATCATTTTCAAATACATAATCTTTATTATCATTAGGTTTTTTAATAGTAGAGCAGCAATTGTAATCAGTCGTATCAACACAATTATAACATAGCGGACTATTTACACCACTATCAACATATTTTGTGAATCCTATGCGCTGTACTCCTACCGGAAACTCACAAAACCCATTATTACATCCGCCTCTTTCGTTAGGGTATTTTTTATTAGATTTATAATATGGACATTCTTCATTTTTAGAACATTTTTTGTCCCATTTACTATAATAATTCTTTGGAGTACCATCATAATTATATAAAGAGTCGCAAGCAAATTTATTGTTAATTTTTTCGTTACCATAGCAGCCATATTTACCTGTATTAGAATTATTAGAATTATTGGCATTTTCATAATTACTATCTACATCTTCTAAGTAATCTGCGGGTAATTCAAGACGAGTAATAAAATTTTCAACATTTCTAACAATATCCATTCTCATTTTTGGTATTAAACTATTTTTATTACTTAAATATACGTTGTATGTTTTGTCATTTTCATCTTTATTAAATATTTGTCTTATATTGCCATAATACTCTTCTATAAACGGATAAAATGCTCTAATTCTATTTATATCAACATCATCTAAGCCGTTTATAAAATACTTCTGCTCTTTTATATAATTCATATAGTTACTATCAAGCACAACATATGTAAATAAATAATCAAATAGTTTATCCTTTGTTTTTAAATCAATAGGATTAATTTTAATTAATCTAATGTTATTAACATCTTGTCTATATCCTTTAATAAATGCTTGGATGAATAAATAATCTGTCATTGATACGTATGCTACCGATTTGTTTTGTAATTTCCATAAACATTTTTCTACCCCCAGTCTTATAGTGCTAATACAAACAAATATACCTTCTTCATATTTTTCCACCTCACTATTATTTTTAAATATATAATTATTGATATAAGGGTCAATAGCAAGAGCAATATTTTTATCAACGCCTATGATATCCCTGTCAATTTTATTAGTTTTTTTTATACTATCTATTAAATCAACTAACTTATCGGTATCTATTAAAATTGAACCAAATACATTCATTTGATTATCAGTTACATATACTTCTTCTGTCACAAAACTCTCAATATTTTTACATATACAATTATTATTATATATTAAATAACATAATATTAATATTAATATTAATACTAAAGATATAATAAATATTTTCATTTTTCTTTCCTTATTAAAATAATAGATAAAGAATGATATCAAGAAGAATAGTATCACTATTTATATATTTAATAATAGTAATAATTATATTTTTAACACAGCCATATGTGATGTTTAACAAAGACGGAAATATGAAACAATTCGGTTATAAAATAGATGATGAAACAACTTTTGTGCCGGTGATTTTAGTATTGCCTTTGTTTGCTTTAATACTATATCTAATTATTTTAATAATAGAAATGATATATATATAATTCAATATTATATTTTATTATGGACGACGTATTAATTAATAGTTTATGTGGTAATCATAAATTATATAGAGAAATAATGTCTTGGTTGATTAATTTTGATTACAATAAAAAAATATCAAATAATAGTTGTATAATTGTTTCGGGAGATAATTGTATCGGTAAAACATATAGTATAAACGCTATATGTAACCATTTAAACTATGAAATAACAACTATTGATAATAATAATTGCTATAGTTCGGCACAATTAAAAGATATCATTTATAAAAAAGCCAGTTCTTCGCTCGTTCAAATATTAACTAATAATATTAGAAATAAGGTTATAATAATAGATAATTTTGATAGTATATTTATAGCTGATAAAACAATTAATACAAGTTTATTAAAGTTGCTAAATGAAGGTAAAATTAAAAATATTCCAATAATTTGTATAACAAACAATGATATAATAAAAAAAATGGGGGAAATAAAGAAAAGTTGTAAAATATATTATCTAACCAAACCTAATTATAATGATGTTGAAATATTTTTGATAAAAAAAAACATTAAAAATATTAATAAACTATATAAATCTTCCGATGGCAATTTAGACAAAATATTTAATGATATTGAAAATAACAATAATATATACAATGATATAATTGATGATTATACAGATATGAATATTTTATATTATAATAACCCTAAACATTTTAATAGAGAAAAAATAGAAAAATTAATAATTAAAGATTCTTGGATGATACCTCTTAAATTTCATGAAAATTTAATTAAAGATTTGGAAAATAGAAATTGTACATGTAAAAAAATAAATGAATATTATAAAAACTTTATGGAAATAATATGTATATATGATTACTATATGTTTAAAAATAATACAGATATATCAATAAGTATATTTGCGTCATATATATATTTTTTGTCGTTTTTAAAATATAAAAAGGAAATAGTAATGAATATGGGCAATTTTACAAAGATATTAAGTTATTTATCATTACAAAAGAAGAATAATAAATTAATATATAATCAAGGTAATTTTCCATATTATCAAATTTCAAATTATCATATTAATTTATGCAATAGAAAATTTATTTCCTTTAATTAGAATAATTAAAATAAAATATGGGAGATGTACCACAAAATAAAGGAATGTTAGATAATGTCGGAGATAATATAACAAGCGCTGTTGAAAATACTACTGATCTTGTTACTAATAACAAGATTGTAAAGGATACATCAAGTTTATTAAGTAATACTGCTTCTTCTATAACTGGATCTGTAACAAATGCGGTAAGTAATATATCCGTTCAAGATACTAAAAATGCTATTATGGAAACGCTTAATGATAATACATCTGTATTATTTTTAATGATAGTATTATTAGTTATAGCGGCAATAGTGGGATATATTATATATTTTATTATCGCTGATTCAGTATTATATCAGCAAAAATTATTGATACCTGGTTCGGACGTTCCTTTATTATGTAATACATTACAAGAATTGAAGTTTAAACAGAAGCTTGAAAGTGGCAATGGTATAAAACGTTCTTATTGTTTTTGGATATACATATTTGATATAAATACTGGAATTGGTAAATATAGACATGTCGCTCGCATTAGTAATAATAAAGATAAAAACGAAATTAAAAAATGTTCTCCTTTAATTATTTTAGATAAAAATAAAAACAGCTTACATGTTAGATTTCCTTTAGTTAAAGATGAAGATGAAATCAACATAATAAAAAGTGATATTAGTAATGTTAATAGCGCTTTTTTTAAACATGAGACTACTTCTACAGCTACTGGTTTCACTATAGATTACATACCTATACAGAGATGGGTACATGTAGCTTTTGTAGTAAGTGATTTAGCTGGCGGTTCAATAACATCATATATTGATGGCTCTTTTAATAAAAAACATGATCAAAAATCTGGTGGATTAAATGCCCCATTAGATTTATCTAAACTAAATTTTGATTGTGAAGGTTCTTTGTTGGTAGGTGAAAATACGCAAACATCTTCGGGAAGTGGTTTAATAGGTTTCTCTGGTTTATTAAGTAAATTTACAATATTCAACTATGATTTAAATAAAAATGACGTTTACAAAGAATACCGCAACGGACCTATAAATGGTATTCTTGCTTCTCTCGGTATCGGAGCTTACGGAATAAGAAACCCCATATATAAATTGAATGCCGATGCTTCAACTATAAATTAATTAAATTAATTTATTTTTATTTCCATATTTTAAATAGATAGGTAAACTAATAATGGAAGATAGTCCCGTTCAACAAGTAATTATATCATTAATTATATTATTATTAATGGGATATGTAGCATATAACATATATATAATAGAATTACAAAAAATGTTCAAAGGTGAAAATAATATACGCAAGGAGATAGATATTATAGAAGGTATTTATGATTTTAGAAACGCAAATGAATGGAAATATAATACGAATAATAAATTACATAATAATTATGCTGATATTAGACCTTCCATAAATCAGGAAGGTGGAGCAGAATATTCATATAATTTCTGGGTATATATAGATAACGATAAATTATATGATATTATAAAGAAAGAATCTGGTAATAGCGGAAGTGATATAGCGTTAATATTTAAAGGTGAGAAAATTTATTATTATAATACTAAAGATAACTATAATTGCTCTTCTTATTATGGTCATGAAAACATTTTACCCACAATATTAACTAAAAATCCATTAATAAGATTAAATACAGACGGGAGCAAGAGTGCTATAGTTGTAGATTATAATAATATTTTATCTCCCGATTCTTACCAAAATAATTCTAAATATGTAGAATGTAAGAATCTTGAAAATAAAACATTATTTAAAGATAAAAATAAAAACTTATTAGGTGTATGGGATATAAATATTGATAAAAAATGGTTTATGATTTCTATAGTTATGAAAGAAGTAGCGGATTCTAATAATATATTATCAAACAATCGCGCCTTATGTAAAATTTATTTAAATGGTATGATAGTTTTTGATAATAAAATTGAAACCAAATATAGAGGTGTTAAAGCGTATAATTTAAGCGAAGATAATACTGTTTATGATGTATATGCTGCTACACACAAGGATAACAAATCGCCACTTTACATAAATCCGCAATTACATGATGTTATTAAAAATAAAGATAGTATTAAAATGCAATTTTTTGATACTTCCAAAATAAATGAAGAGCATATATTAAAAATTGGTGATATAAAATATTTCAATTATGCTATAAATACAGATATTATTCAAAGTATTTATAATAGAGGTTTAAATAAAAAGAAGGCGGTTAAAAAAGAGGTTGTCGTTGAAGATAAAAATATGATGTTAAGTCAAGAAGATCTTGAAAACAACGAAATAAAACAACTATAAAAAAATTATATATATAAATTAAAATGCCCCCGAGATTATCGCTTTCCGAATTATATACATTAAAAGATAAGAAAAATCAAGTAAAATATCAAACTTTTGATAAAATTATAGAAACTTGTCATTCTAAAATTAAAAACACAGCGTCTATAGGCGGAATGAATATTTTTTATGAAATACCTTATTATATATATGGAAAACCATTATATAAAATAAGTGATTGTATACCTTATGTAGTTGATTCTTTAAGAAAAAATGGGCTATATGTACAAATATTACCAGAACCTAATAATAATATGATATATATATCTTGGGATCCAAGTGAAATTACTAAAAAAAAATTATTACATTGATTTTTATATAAAAAAATATCATTATTATAAATTAAAAGTAATATGCAGATTTTCGTAAAAACATTAACTGGTAAAACTATTACGCTTGAAGTAGAATCATCAGATACAATTGATATGATTAAAAGTAAAATTCAAGACAAAGAAGGAATACGGCCGGATCAGCAAAGATTAATTTTTGCGGGTAAGCAATTGGAAGATGGCAGAACTCTTGCTGATTATAATATACAAAAAGAATCAACATTACATCTAGTATTGAGATTGAGAGGTGGATAAAATAATAGAAAAAAGAATTCAATTATAACCCGTTACTAAGGTAATATATACTATCAGCGATTCCACCTTGCGGTTTCTTGGCAGATTGCCTTCTGAGTAATATACATTATTATTCCTTTTTACTTACTATATAATGCTACTCTATAAATCATTTTACTGACTTACTTTTTTTACACATATAGCAATATGTTATAACCTCCTTCCTTTTTTACAATATTTATAATTATTGTATGCTATCATTTTTTAATAAAAATATAACAAATATATCTTAGCGATTAAAAAAGAGTACATAATTATATTTTTAGACAAGTTTTATAATTTTTTAGATTTTCAAAAGTTTTTAGAGATTATGTA